ACAAAAAAATCTGTAGATAAACTTGCTGCACCTACTGTTGCATCAGTTGGTTTTCCGATGTCAAAAGTATTACCAAGGACAACACCAAAGAAAGTATCTGAACTTGCAGGATTTCCTGTGAACGTAATCTGGCTGCCCGATATTGTGAATGCACTTATCGGTTGTTGTACGACACCTGAGACAGATATAATTACGGATGCTTCTGTTTCTGGAGACACAGCTGTTCCACTTGTAGTTAAGTTAAACGTAGCCGTAGACCCATTAAATCCCGAAGATATATCGTCCAAAATCTGATACGCTCCTGTTAAGGGCGCTTTTCCTACGTAAGCCATAATTTAATTCCTTTACTCTGTTGGGATTGGGTTTGCAGTTTTGACAGCTGCTACGTGGTCGTTCCAAGTAGTTGTACCATCGACTGAATCGTGGTACTGCATGTCGAGCTGTGAGCCCAAATCACCGTAGGCGCTTCTTCTTGTAGATCTAACTGCATTTTGTCTCTCTTCGAGATCTGCAGCAGTGTCTACAGCGTTCAGTTGCTCGTCAGTTGGTTGCGCTACACCAGAAACATTCCATTCCTTGATGTAAGGGCCTTGACCGTTCGAGTCATCCTGAAGTCTAACGTCCGTTATAAAGTCTACATTTGCTACGCCGTTATTAGCGCAATAAGTTTTGACCTTGCTTGATAGTGATGCCATAGTTTTTCTCCTTATTCTCCGTTATCTATAACAGTGTTTCCTTCTGAAATCCACTGTTGAATTTCTTGATAATCTGTGTTCTCTGAATTATTTGGAACAATTTTTATTTCGTTATTAGTAGTAACTATTTTAAAACAAAATTTATTATTTTCTCTATATATTTTTTCTACTGTATTAATCATTATAACTCCGCATCAAATTGAATAAAACCAGAGGCATTATTTTTTATTCTTATATTGCCTCCTTGATTAGCAGTAAAAGGTGTTCCACTATCTGCTGTAAAACCAGCTCCAAGTGTATTACAAATACCAACTTGATTATCATCAAATAAAGAACCTAAAGAAATAGCAGTGCCTGTTGCTTGATTTTCTAAAATACCTTCTGTTACA